TAAAGATTTTTTTGATGTAGAATTAGAAAACTTTAGATCCCAAGAATGGGATAGAAGGTTAAATGGTGTTTGGTTTATGAACAATGGAAAGCCAGAATACATAACAGGTATGCATTACTTGTTTTTAAACTGGTGGAAGATTGATGTTGGTCACCCCAATTTTAGAAAAATAGACCAAGAGTATTTTTATTTTTTACAAGCATGCGTAAACAACCCTGAGTGCTTAGGGATGATTGAACTAACTAAGCGAAGACAGGGTAAAACTATACGAGCAGGTGTGTTTATGTTCGACTTAATATCTAGATCTAAAAATAAAAACGGTGGTATACAATCTAAAACAGCAGGCGATGCAAAAAACAATGTTTTTCAAAAATCTATAGTAAGTCCATTTAAGAAATTACCAGATTTTTTTAGACCAGTTTATGATCAATCAAAAGGTGTTACTCCAACCTCAGAATTAAGATTTTACAGAACAACTAAGCGTGGGCGAAAGTCGCTTGAAGACTTAGGAAAACCCGAACTCGAATCACAAATAGACTGGAAGAGTTCAGATAAATATGCATATGATGGTACAAAATTACATCGATACCTTGGTGACGAGGTTGGAAAAACTATGGAAGTGGATGTCTGGGAAAGGCACAATATTGTTAGATTCTGTTCTGAATTGGACGGAGAATATATTGGAAAATTACTTTATACAACCACTGTTGAAGAAATGGAATCAGGCGGTGAGTCGTTTAAAAAACTTTGGGATAATAGTAACCAAGAAAATAAAAATACTCAAGGTAGAACTCCCAGTGGTTTATTCAGATTTTTCACACCCTCTTACAAAACCCTTTACTTTGATGACTACGGTTATGCTGACGAAGATCGTGCTAAGGAATATTATTTGGCTGAACGTGCAAATCTTGCTAATGATGATCGTGCTTTGTCAAGCATTATACGAAGGAATCCTTTTACTATCGAAGAGGCTTTTAGAATAGATGGAGAAAAATCTTTATTTAATGCAATGAAATTAAATAACCAAATAGACAGGTTATCATGGAATGACAATGCATATACTGTAGGTAACTTTGAATGGGTTGGAGATAGAGAGACAGGATACGTTGATTTTAAGCCAATGAGTAATGGGAGGTTTAAAGTTTCCTATTTATTTGAGGATCAGAAAGATGCAAATAGAGTAATAAAAAGAGGTAAAAACTATTTACCTACAAGAAAAACTGAGTTTGTTATGGGGTGTGACCCCTATGATCATGATAGCACTGTAGATAACAGGAGATCTAACGGAGCCTTCTACGTTTACAAGAAACACAACTCAGTATCAAATATTTATGACAGTTCATTTATAGTTGAATATATTTACCGACCAAGCACAGCAAGACAATTTTATGAAGATGTTTTAAAGTGTTGTCATTATTATTCTTGTGATTTATTATTTGAGGATAATAAGGTGGGTATAAAAACATATTTTGAAGACAGAGGTTACGCTGCCTTTTTAATGTACCTGCCAGGAAGTGCAAAGCCTGGATTAAGTGGATCTGTTAGAGCACATCAGCAAATAGCAGAAGTGACTGAGGAATATATAGAGTCGCACATTGAAAATGTGTGTTTTAAAGAATTATTAAAAGATTGGTTAGAGTTTGATATTAGTAAAACAACAAAATTTGATGCAGCAATGGCTGCGGGATATACGTTGATTGCTGATAAACATATATTATTAAAAAATCAATTCACAAAAGAGTCTCTAGTTGAAGCAAAAAATATATTTAAAAGACATAAGGTAGGATGATTAAATCAGAAACCAAGGCAAACTATCCCAGTCATGTAGTTGACCCAAGGGATAAAAATAAAGAGTGGTGTTTATCATATGCAAAAGCAGCGTGGTCTGACTACACTAACCATGGAACACAATCGTTTCATAATAATAGAGGTTCTTACCCTAGAATAAAAGATTATGCTCAGGGTAATCAGTCTGTAAACAAATACAAGAGTTTACTTAATGTAGATGAAACAGATAATGAATCTTGGTTTGCAATTGATTGGACAGTTCTTCCTATTGTTCCTAAGTTCAGAAGGATTGCTTTAGGTAAATTAAATAAAACAGAATATAATATAACTGCAACTCCAATAGATGCTGTAGCACAGTCTGATATCGAAGACTATTACAGAAGATCTAAAGCAAAAATGGATCTTAGAAATGCAATATCTAAATCTGCACCAGGAATGGAGGAGTTTAGTGCTTTGAAACATAAACAAGGTGAACCTCAAGATGATGAAGAACTTGAGATGCATATGGATTACACTTATAAGCATAATGCATCTATTGAGATGGAACAAGGAATTGACCTAGTTTTTCATACAAATGGGATGGATGAAAAAAGAAAACAAGTCATGGAGTGTTTGTTTGATTTTGGTGTCGCAGGTTATAAAGAATATATTGATAGTAATGGTGCTGTCAAAATTAGAGTTATAGATCCTTCTAAGATTTTAATATCTCACTGTAATAAAAGAGATTTTTCTGACAAAATTCATATTGGTGAATTAACAGAAATGAGTATATCTGATTTAAAGCAAAGAGCAGGTGAACAACTAAACGAAAAAGAATATCAAACTATTGCAGAAGAGTTTTCAGGAAAACAAGGGGACTCTAAAATGTTTCCATCAAATAAGAAATATTACAAGAATTACGATGATAGAAAAGTATTAGTTCTTGATTTAGAATTTTTCTCTGTAGACGAAATGGTTCATGAGTCTAGAACAGATAAAAGAGGGAATAAAAGATTCGGGAGAGCAGGATATAATAGTCATAACAAAAAGAAAAAGAAGTTTACAAGGTCATCTTATAAAACGGTTTATAAAATATCCTGGGTTATAGATTCACCATTTTGCTTTGACTATGGATTATGTAATGACATGAAAAGAGTTAAATCCAAACTTATGGATACTGATCTTTCATATCATTTATTTGCTCCTGATTATCACAACATGAAGCCATTAGGAATTATGGAGCAATTAATTCCAATTGCAGATCAAATTCAGATATCGTGGTATAGATTACAAAACACAATCAATCAGGCAAGACCAAAAGGTATTATGATTGAACTAGGTGCTTTAGAAGATATTCCATTAGGCTCTGGAGGTAATCAAATGAAGCCGACAGATGTCATAGACTTATTTAATAAGACTGGTACTTTAGTTTATAGGAGAAACGATATTGGAGGAAAGCCAACAAATTACAGGCCTATTGAAGAATTAGAGAATGGACTTGGTAGAGATGCTGTTTCCTATTACACTGTTATACAGAATAATATAGAAATGATTCGCCAGATTACAGGTTTAAATGAATTTACAGATGGGTCAACTCCTGATGCAAGGTCACTAACAACTACTGCAAAATTAGCAGCACAGGCGACTAATAATGCTTTAGCACATATAGAGCAAGGTGAAAGATATCTTTTAGAGCAACTTGCATCTTCATGTATTGTTAGACTACAGGATAGCGTAAGGATAAATCCAATAGAAGGATATGTAAGGTCTCTTGGTAAAAAAACCATGAAATTCTTTAAAATGTCTGCTGATGTTGGTAAACATGAGTTTGGAGTAAAAATTGAAGACAGACCAACTGAAGAACAAAAGCAAAGACTAATGCAGATTCTTCAAGGAAGCGTTGCTCAAGGACAGGTTGATTTTGAAGATGCTGTTTATATTGAACAGATAACAAACTTAAAACAAGCACAGCAAGTTTTAGCATATAGAATTAAAAAGAAAAGAGAAGAGGCAGAACAGAAAGCAATTCGTCAACAAGAGATGAATGGCCAAATACAACAACAGTCAGCACAGTCTGCCGAAAAAGCAAAACAGCAAACTCTTCAAATAGATTCTCAAATGAAAATGGAGATGGAAAAACTCAAAGCAGAGTTGCAATCAAAACTACAGCAAGAAAAATATAAATATGAAATACAGATAGAAGAGATGAAACAAGCATCTAATCTAGAACAGAACGCTATTAACAACCTGCCTACCAAAGAGATAGGTATGAAAATGATAGAGCAACCAGGAACTGAATTGTAAAAAATTCACAATCTAAAACTATATAATAATAATTTTGAAACAAACAACATAAAATTATGGCAGAAATTGAAGACAACTTTGATCTATCTGAATTAAAAACGATAGATGAAAACGGTGAAACTCAAGCGATTGAATTAAATTCCGATAACACCGAAGAAACAAAATCTAATGAAGCATTAAAAGATGATGCTGAAGAATTAAAAAAAGAAACAGAGGTAACTGAACCTAAAGCAGAAGAGGAATCAACTCAAGAAGAAGAGGAATCGACTCAAGAAGAAGAAACTTCTGATGAAGAAAAAATAGGTAAACCAGATGAGTTGTTTA